CGGCCAACTCGTTGAGCCCGGTTCATGTTCAAAATCGGGCTCGGTCCTGTATATACCGGTCTTGGACGACCAGGTCTTCGGTATGGATGATATCTTCGTGCAAAAGAAACGCGTCCTTGGTACTTCGGCATTCCGCCAATCAGTGATGAACGCGTGTTACTCTGACCAATCAAATTCACAAATGATGGGTCTAGTGTGACCATGTTCTTTTTGAGGTTTTTCTAATTAACCTGGAACTGGCACAGTGCCTCCCGGGTAATACTTTCCGGGAGGCATTTCTCAATTTCCATGGCAGGGCAAAAGTCAAGAGGATGGTGTTTTACGCTGAACAATCCAGGGATCGCAGACGAACTGGATATCGAAAACCTGAAAAATACTGCGCTCTATGTCATTATCGGAAAAGAGACAGGAGCTGAGGGTACTCCTCATTACCAAGGTTACTGCCGCTTCGCGCATCCACAACATTTCCGTCGTATTCACGATCTGCTACCAAGGGCGCACATCGAGGTTCAGCGTGGAACTGCCCAACAAGCAGCGGATTACTGCAAAAAAGACGGCGACTTCGAGGAATTTGGTGAACCTCCAAAGTCTGGTGGGCAGTCTACAAAGGAGAAGTGGCGCAAAGTGATTGCTCTTGCTGAAGAAGGCAAGATGGACGAGATCAAGGAAGATTATCCTGGCATTTATCTCCTACATCGACCCAAGTTACTATCCCTGCGTCGACGTCCAACTATGATTCTGGATAACCTCGTGAACGAGTGGTGGGTGGGTCCGACGGGAACGGGTAAATCCCGCAAGCTATGGGCTGATTATCCGGACCATTTCCCCAAATCTCTCAACAAGTGGTGGGATGGATACGACAATGAGGACATCGTCGCTATCGAAGAGTTCAATCCTGAAGCTGGCAAGTTTTTAGCTCATTTCGTCAAGATCTGGGCCGACCGTTATCCGTTCTCTCCCGAGATCAAGGGCGCAACCATCAAGAAGATCCGCCCAAAGAAGATTATCGTGCTTTCCAACTACACGATCCAACAGTGCTTCGAGCGTGCTGAAGATTGTCTTCCACTCCTGCGTCGTTTCAAGGTCGTAGAATTTAACAATTGGGATTAGTGTTTTTGCGTGCGCTATGCGCCCGCGGCAATATATTGATCATTCTGGTTAGTGTTGTGTTCTTAAAAGGGCTTGCTCCGTAGGATGCGGGCCCCGGCTCCGAGAGCCGGGACGCCGCGGCGGCAACCCCTCGGCCTTGCATGAATATGAATATTAACTTAGGAGGGGTTACCTGGCGTGTACGCGTTAGTGATATAGCGTTCACGGCTCTCATTCATGCCCTCTATCTTATAAAGATATTTTCTCGTAGTTCCAACCACAAGGTTGTGTTGATAAGTTCCCAAAGTACTTCCAACAGTTAAGCCTGGAACAAGCTTGTAGATGATAAAGTACAGCTTGGTGTTCTTATCCGCATAGTCATCAAATGATTCCAATTGCGATTTCACGTAAACACGACGACCAGGGTCGCGTGTCTGATGAGTAATTGTCTGACCATTCGGGATAAAATACTTCGTCTTAGACAGTATCTTGATTCCAAAGTTCGACAACCCTGAGGTCATCTCCCATGGAGAAGCTCCACGATCAGTGATGCTGATTCCAACACCAGCTCCGCCAATCTGCTTCGTATCATAGGCGTTGAGCATACTAGACAAAGAGTTGTAAATGGTTGTCTGATCTGCATTGTCCTTACGAACTTGGACTTCATAAAGGTCCAATTCAATAGCAGCGGCTCCATCCAAATTACGAACTCCGTCTGCAGCCGGCTGAAAAGTCGATATGTTCCGTATCGTAAGATCCATAATAGCGCTGTGAAAAATAAACTTCGTCGAGGGATCAACAGTTTCTCCAGCAGCGGCAGTTTGATCACCAGTGTTCTCAAATGCCTGAATGGCATTTAGATCGTTTAACCAACCTCTGCTGTTGTTAAACTTAGTATACAAACCAAGTGTCAAGCAACATTGGTTTCCTGACGTTGTACTCCCAAGAGTAATGCTATCATTAAATAGCACAGTTCTCGAGCCAAGCTCTTTCTCTGCAGCAGCGTTAACTTTTCTCACAAAAGAAACCCAGCGTTTTTTCTTCCTGCGGGGCATATTTGTCTTGCGGTACACAAAGCGTTGATCCGCATTTGTACCACCTAGTGTTCCACCAGTAAGGCGAGTTTTCCTACGTGTCATTACACGCACACGGCCACGGCCAACTCGTTGAGCCCGGTTCATGTTCAAAATCGGGCTCGGTCCTGTATATACCGGTCTTGGACGACCAGGTCTTCGGTATGGATGATATCTTCGTGCAAAAGAAACGCGTCCTTGGT